CGGCACTTCCTGTTAAATTAACTGTGTTTGATACTATTTCATGAAAATGACTCGGCAGTTCCCCGACAGATAACTGATGTTCGTGTTCGCCACCGGTACTGCCAGCTTGGTATTCTACTCCCCATTCTGATGTGCCCTGTGCCAACAAAACACGTCCTGCCGGCATTGCCTCCCACGTACCGCCAAAAAGATCTGCAGGCGATGTCGAATTTACAGACATATATATACTGCCTACAGGATATGAATCTAAAGCAGTAGGCCTAATATTTTGTACCGTCCATACAACACTGCCGTCATTTATCTCCTGTCCTACAACAACATTAGCTTCTAAAATCGGTTCAATGGTACCTGTAGTTCCTGCAGTTTTACATAACAAATAAACCCAACTTGGACCGTTACCGTCTTCGGTATATCTTATATCTCCAGCTATAATTTCCTCATTCGGATTCCATGCATTCTTACTTTTTCCAACGATCGTGATTATCTTATTTTTAATATCACTAAGTAAATTAATTCCTTTCCCTGCCAAAAGAGTTAGTAAATCTCCCTTTTTAGTTGCAATAACATTATCTTTGCCAATAGTAATGCCTTTTAAATTAAAGTCATTTGGATGAGCTTCTGTGTCTTCATTATGCTCAGTAACTTTATCCTCTGCAATTTTTCTTGCATTAGCCACTGTTACTATACCTTCAGGATCAATAATCGCTGTTATATTCGCCATGTTTTCCGTTACTACATTAATACTAAATTCTTCTGAAATCACAACAGAGCTTGATGCGGAAGGCAGAAAATCAGGGGAGGTATCTGTCATTATTGCATACATTATTTCCCCAACATCAGGATCATTTGCAAATACACCACATTCACGAATATAGTACCCTTCTGAAAGTTCAGCATTAGTAACAATACTCTGAATTTTAGCTAATCCACCATTAACACTGATTGCCGTTAATCCTAAAACTTGTTTGGGTTGAATCAAATCAGTAAGATCTTCTGGCGATACTCCATCTGGAATAATACCAGAACCCAATTTCATCTTAGTGATCGTTAATGTACTACCAGCAATAGCTTTTGCCTGTAATACCTTTCCTTGTTTAGTCAACATTAAATTTGCCCAGTTTGGCATGTTACTTCAACTCCTTTGTGTACATAGATTGCAGCTCCAAAATAATTATTGATATTTAAAATCTGTGGTTTTATCTGTGATGGGAAAATCTCCACTTTTCTCATTGAAGAATAGACCCCTCCAACAAATAAGGAGCCAGCTATTTGACGGTCAAAACTTAAAGCGTCAAGCCAACTCCTAACATTCTTACTTTCTTTAATTGCCCTATACAAATTGTCCAAAACAGATTTATCTGGAATGCCTTCTGAAATCATTCTTACCTGAAAATGATAGGGTTTCCCACCATATTCCCAATTCTCATAAACTTTTGCTGATTTAAAAACAGCTGTACATACTTCCTCTACTGCAGCAGGAGTGCCTTTTCTCCGATGCCAGTCAATGGCCTTGCGCACTAATGCCCTTTTTTTATTGATATCTGCCGCATAATCATAAAAATCAACATGATATTGCCAAGCTAGTTCATCCACCAATGTTTCCGGCAACTGATCCAATCGTGGCAGCAACAAAACTAATTCAGCTTTTTCATTAATCGTTTGTAATTTTTCTGCAATGGCATTACAGATATTTCTTATCGTTTCGTCGCTTGCAATGCTAGTGGGTAGCAACTCGATTAAATTCAGATTTTGCAGATCATTCATTTTCTAGCCCCCCAAATGTAACATTAACATTTTCAGCTATCGCTACATGGTTATCAGCAACGATCCGAAAAGTAGGCGAAGATATAACCGCTCGCTTGGCGCCAGCATTTTTAATAAGACAGATTAACTCGTCCGGATTGATATCACGGCCAAGCTTAGATTTTTGCCAATCGATATAATCCTCCACCGCTTTCGCTACCGCGCTTTGAACGGCAACAGATTTAGCTTCATTTGCCCGGTCAAGGTAATACGTGAGTGTAAGATCATAATTGACAACCTCCGGAGCAGCCACACGCACATGGTCAGTGAGCGGCCTTACAAATCTATCACTGCACGCTGCCTCTACGATATCCAGCATTTCTTTTCCCGGTATTCCACCGCCTACAAGTAGCGGTGTTATCAGTACTTGCCCCGGCTCCGGTGATATTACCGATACATCAACAATCAAAGACGAAGCTCGTTTGGCAATTTTAATGTATTCGCCCACTGGTCCAGCTACCGAAAATCCCTCCGGAGCCTCGCGAATAGCCTCACGCAAAGAATCGTCACTCTCGACATCTGAACCTCCCTCCGACGTTGTGGTATTGACCATTCCAGCGACGTACGGAATTGGATCAACAATCTTATTGATTTCTCCCGGCAGATAGCCATTACCGAGAACACCAGCCA